AAAGCACTCAATGATCGCACAGACAGCGAACTAAAGAACATCGGTGTTGGTGAACTTGCTAAGAAATTAGAAGAATCAAGATTAAAGACTCAAGAAGATCTCAATGAAACACTGAGAAAGATCAACAGCATTGAAAATCTAAGTGCCGCAGATAGAAACAAAGCACTAACTGAAGCACAAGAATTATATAAGACATTAGGTGATACTGCACAGGAATCACTTAAGAAGATTGATGCCGCACAAAAAGCATTTACACAACAACAAGAATTAAAAATCATTGGTGCTAACGCAGAAGTTGCTCGCCGAGAGTTTGAGCAGATGATGCAGTTGGATGGCGAATTCAATAGTGCTAAGAAAGAACGTTTAGCAGAACGCTTTGGTATTGAAAATGACTTCTTCTTACAGCAAGAAAAATTACGTGGCCAATACAAAGATCAAAATGATGCAGAATTACAAGACGACCTACGTCGTTTAGAAGAGCGTAAAACAGCCACACTAAAGGCATTTGATGAACTAACACCAGAGAAACTAAAGTTTGCTGAAACGCAACGCAGTTTCAGTTATGGTTGGGAGCAAGCATATGGCCAATGGATGCAAAGCACAGAGAACATGGCTGAGTATGCACAGACTCAGTTTAGCAATCTAACACAAGGCTTAGAAGATGCATTTACAAACTTTGTGATGACAGGTAAACTAAGTTTCAAGAGTTTGATCAACAGCATACTTGCAGACGTTGCTAAACTTGCAGCGAAGAATATTGTCAAAGGTATCTTTGGTTCTATCTTTGGTGGCGCAACAAATCCATTTGCAAGTTTGTTTGGTGGTGCAAGAGCAGCAGGTGGTCCAGTACAAGCAGGTAAAACATATCTAGTTGGTGAACGTGGACCTGAAATGGTTCGATTTGGACGTGCTGGTTATGTGTATCCAAACATTGCAATGGAGTCAGGTGGCATGGGTGGTGGATCAACAAATGTGATTTACAACATCAGTGCTGTTGACGCTCCAAGTTTCAAACAATTGGTAAGCAGTGATCCGCAGTTTATCTATAGTGTTACACAAGTAGGCGGTAGAAAAGCAGGTGTGAGATAATGAGTATACAAACAATCGTAAATAACGCAAGCAGTTTAACAATTGACCGTCACAAGACCAGCGGTCAAACCATTAGTCGCAGTGGAATAGTTCGCACAGCAGAACTTGCTAGTAACATTCCTTGGTTCTTCACAGTTGAAATGCATAGTGGTTTGGCCTATTCTACTAACCGTGCGTTAACAGAAGAAATTGACAGATTAGATAGAACCATTGAAGAAGAAATCAACATTGGTTTAACTAACACAGGTTTAAACTATATTACACGTTATCAAGGTGATGCAGTTAGCATTACAAGTGCAACCATTAACAGTGTCAGTGGCAGCAATATCTATTTGAATTGCAGTAGCATTGGCGCAGGCAGTGGTTACTTGTTTAAGAAGGGTGATTATATTCAACCCAGTAGCAGTTATCGTTATCCTTATACTGTTACAGCAGATGTTGCATACACTACTTCAAGTAACGTAACCATTCCAGTGAATCGTCCTGTGATCAGTCAAACAGGTTATACCTTTGCTGGTAAAAGCATTAAGGTAGGCAGCAATGTTACTTGGCGTGTAAAGATGTTTAGAAAGCCAACATACACTATTGTACCCTACGACAGAATTCAATGGGACAGTGAGTTCCAACTTGTAGAAATTATTACGGATAGTTAAGATGTCAACAACGATCAGTGCAGTCAACGGAAAGAATAATATTAGCCATGCGTTGTTCATGGACATTACTCTTGGTGCCACAACATACTATGTTAGTAGTGCATACAAGCCTATTACCATTGGATCAAATACCTATAACCAATTAGGATTTTTCTTGCAGGCAGGCAGTATGCAAGATGATCTTAAAAGTAATAACAATGACATGCAGATTAGTTTGAGTGGTGTGCCCAGCACATTAATTAATATTGTACTAGGCACAGCAATTAAAGGTGGTAACGTTGTTATCAAACGTGGTTTCTTTGATACCAACACTGATGAAATAATCAGTGGACAAGTGTACACACGTTACACTGGTATCATTACAAACTTTAACGTAGAAGAAGTAAATGATCCTTTCACTGGTGATAGAACACATACAGTGATTATCAGTTGTGCAAGTCTTAACCAATTGTTAGAAAACAAAACAACAGGTCAACGCACCAATGGCAGTGACCGTAAGAAATTTTATCCAGGCGATATAAGTTTTGACCGTGTAAAAGATTTACAAGGTATTAGTTTTGACTTTGGTAAGAAGTACACAGGTGGTACTGGTTATGGTGGCACCAATGGTGGCGGCTTCTACGGCGGAGGCGGTGGCGGTGGCCGAGACAACTTTGATTTCAACATCAATTTAAATTAGGTGTAAGATGAAGATAAGATTTGCAGGTATAAAAGATTTTGATAGGATAATGGCATTGATGATTAACTTCGCCAATGCCGCACCAGTTGAGGATTATCATAATCCTAAGTACAGTTACAGAGGAGTACAAAACTTCTTAACAAATGTACTAAAAGCAGGAACAATTATTGTAGGCGAGGTAGAAGGCGAGATACAGGGTATGATTATAGCAGCAGTGGACAGTAATCCATGGTTGCCACATATTCGTACACTAAAAGAAATGGCATGGTGGGTTGAACCAGAGTACAGAAATACCAGTTTAGGTTATAGACTGCTCAAAGAATATATTAGAGTAGGTAAACTAGGGCAAGACACAGGTGCAATAAGTAATTTTACAATTACAACACTAATGGACAGCCCAATCAGAGACTTAGAACGTTTTGGTTGGCGTCCAGTAGAAAAAAATTATGTTTATGAGGGTGAGTAAATGGCAGTCTTTACAGCGATAGGCGCAGCAATTGCAGGTGCAATTGGTTTAACAGGTACATTTGCGACCATTGCAGGTGTAGGTCTAAGTATTGCTGGTACAATTGTTGCCGGTACAGTTGCCGCTGGCCTTGCATATGGTACTGCTAAGATACTTGGTGTAGGTAAAGTACCTAAGCCTGAAGATCCAGGTGCTAAGGTACAGTTGCCACCAGGCACAGACAATAAAGTTGCAAAACTATATGGTCGCAACTTTATGAGTGGCATCATCATAGACGCAGAAATTAAAAATCAAAACAAAACAATGACTTATGCATTGGTCCTCAGCGAATACACAGCAGGCGAAACTTGGACTGTGAACAAAATCTATCGCGGTGACAATGAATTGGTATTTGGTTATAGTGGTAGTCAAAATCATATTGTAAGCAGTATCATTGACAGCAATAGTACAGCAACAAACAGCGTAGGCATTCAAAAGAAATTTGACAATGGTAAGATTCGTTGTCGTGTGTATGCTGGTGGTAGCAGTAGCACCAATCAAATCTTCCCAACCACAAACAAAGTAGATGCCTATGGCTTTGGCACAGGACAATTCAGCAATTGGAGTGCCAGCAACACTATGGCAAACCTTGTGTTTGCTATCTTTGAAATTGATTATGATCCAGAGAACAATCTTGTTAACCTAGACACAATTAGTTTTGATATTCAAAACAGTCTAAGCAATCCAGCAAACGTTATGTTGGATTACCTACGCAATGATCGTTATGGTTGTGACCTTGCTAACACATTTATTGACACTGACAGTTTCAATGCATTCTTCACTTATGCAAACACCAGTGTAAATTATTATGACAGTGCAAACGTGTTGCAGAGTCATCCACGTTACAGCATTGATGGTATCATCAGCACATTCAACAACTGCAAAGACAACATTGATAAAATGTGTCGCAACACTGGATCATTCTTTACCTACAACAACAAAACAGGTAAGTTTGGTGTTGTGGTCAACCGTGCAGCAACCGCTGGTGAAAAAGCCAATGCGTATGTGTTCAATGACAACAACATTATCAGCAAGATAACACTAACCAACACCGACTTGTTTAACTTGTACAATCAAATGGAAGTAGAGTTTCCAAGTTATGTACAAAAGGATCAAACTGACACAGTATTCTTAGAAGTACCCAGTGGCAGTAGAAACATCAATGAGCCAGATAACAAATTAAATGTTAGATTGGATTTAGTCAATGATCGTGCGCGAGCAATTAACCTTGCAAACATTGATTTGAGACAAAGTCGCTTCAGCACAGTATTACAGTTTAGAGCAGACTATCAAGCACTACAAGTAGACGTTGGTGATGTTGTAAAAGTTACCAACGAAGTATATGGCTTTACAGATAAACTGTTCCGCGTAATGCGTACCACTGAAGTAGAAGATCCAGATGGTATGCTCAGTGTTGATATATTGTTATTAGAATATGATGATAGTGTTTACACTGAAACAGTAGAAAACAGTAGCATGCCACCAGACTATAGTGGCATTCCAAACTGGTGGACATTTAATGCAAATGCCAACATCAGTTTAGGCAACATTACCATTGCCAGCAACGTTATATATGGCAGTAACGCAAACATCTACAATCCAAACACAGGTAACGTAGTTGCTAACATCAATATTGATACTGCAATTATAAATGGTAACATTAACTTTGGTAACACTTCACCATGGGTTAACATTCCTATCACTGTGCCTTCAAACACAACGTTTGATACCGCGGTGGTTGAAGTTATCAATGACAGTACCAGCAACGTTGATAATACTAATGGTACAACAACAACAATTATTACACCACCAGGTGGATTCCCATACTTTAATCCAGGCGACACATTTAATTTTACAAGAGATTTAAGAAACTTTACAAACTTAAATGGCGGTGATGACTTTAGATTCCAGATCCATTTGGAAGACAGTATGACAGGTACACGTAGTAACGTTGTTACTACTCCTCCTATTCATATCAACGTTGAAAATATTATTGATAACAAACAAATTGCTCCATATGGTGCAGGTACGCAGTTAGAAAATTATGCTGCCAATAGTCCTAACCTAGCAAACAACACAACATTTACTAACTTGGTAACACCTATTACCTATGACTTAACTGGTATTGACCAAGGTGAATATGTTATAGATGCTAGTGCGTTTCCAAGTGGTAGTTATTTCAGTGGCGCACAGTTAGGCTTTAGAAGTAACGCTAACGTGCTTTATGCAAATGCCACACACCAAGTAAGTGTAGGCTATGGTGGAGGTGGTGTGCAGTTAACTACAAGTACTGTACAGCCAACACTGGTTGACAGTAAGAGTATTTTTATTGATGTACCATATCTAAACAGCATCAATCCAAGTGTTGCGCTAGATATGTTACCAGTCAGTGCAAATGTGTGGGCCCAAGGTTACAGTACACTTTCAAACACTGTGTACAGCAGAAGTTTTGGTGATCCAAAAGTTAACTTGTTTAAAATTAATGATAGTCAGGTAGAACCATAATGTTTAAAACTTTCTATGATAAAAACACCGGCGAAATACTAAGTTGCCGCCGCATGAGCGAAGAACAAGTTCTAACAATACTAGCAGCAAATCCTAATTGGGGTGTGTTATATAAGGCAGTTGATGGTATTGGTAAGAACAGAGTCAATTTGCAAACAATGAAGATTGAATTGATACCTGTTGTTCAAGCCACTGTAGCAGACCTAATCAGAGAGCGTAGAAAATTTTTACTTGAAGGTTGCGATTGGACACAAGGTGCTGACAGTCCACTCAGTGATGCTAAGAAAACAGAATGGGCAGCGTATCGTCAAGCCTTAAGAGACCTACCTGATGATCAAGGCGGTGTAAATAGTTTTGCAGATGTTGTGTGGCCCGCACAACCATAAGATATGGAGAAATAAATGTATAAGATCGTTGTAGAATATATTCATGCAAGTTTAACAATGGAAGCAACCATTACTGGCACTGATAGAGCAGATTGTATTGCACAAATAGAAGCAGTTATGGAAAATAGTACTGCACACGAATATCGCATCGTAAGCGAAGGCACAGTTTAACTGGAGTTGAAATGCCATTTACAGAAAAGTTTACATTCTTTAGAAAGAAAAAAGTAGGTGAGACTACTCCCGTCCTTGCGACTTTTTCAATTAGTCCAGCCACTAGTATTGTAAATGGCAACATAAACGCTGTGTTCAACGTTGCAACATCATTAACAACTAGCCCAACATTGGTTTGGGATACACTCTATGAAACTGCTAATATTTTCATAGACAATACAACTACTGGTACAGTTATACCTAATGGTGCTGGCATTGGATCTATTACACGTCAAGTATATGATGACGCACAGTTTGCATTACAGTTAAAGTATGCAAACAAGACACTAGCAACCAGTGCAAATGTCACTGTGCAAAATATCAATTATACTTTTAGCAATGTTAGTTCACCATTCTATAACAATGCAAGTTTTAACATTGCAACAATATTGCCTGTTGGAACAACTGTGTATTGGACGCTATCAGGCACTAATACAGGTATTTTTACTGCTAACAATGGTAGTGTTGTTGTAGGTGCTGGTGGTAATATTACTTTACCTTTAAGCATTAGTTCTAGCACACAATATTATAGTGAATCAACATTTGCAGTACAATTGCGTAGTGTAAGCACTACTGGTAGAGTAATTGCAACCAGCAGTAACTACATTGCTGTAAGATCACCTGAATACTTTGCACTACATCCAATACGTGGTGGTTATACTGCGCCAGCAAACGTATCTGGTACAGCATCATTGAGTAATATCAGTGTTAGTTACAATGGTCGTTGGCAAGGTGCTGTGCTTGCACCAGGTGGTAACATTTATGCAGCACCAGCAAACGCATCTACTACATCTAGAATTCTAAAAATTAATACTGGCGCTGGAACAACCAGTGATTTAACATTGCCCAGTGCGCCAACAGGCACAACTGGTACTGCCTATCATTGGAAAGGTGGGGTACTATCATCTGCAACCAATGATGGGACATCAACTAAGATTACTTT